CATTGCAAGATGGCACAGAGAGCTAGCGAAGGAAGTGCTTACACACAAGATGATTACTACGCCAAGTGGCAGACAGTTCTCATTCCCGGATGTGAAGCGTAGACGTGACGGCAGTGTGACTAACTTCACTGCAATTAAGAACTACCCTGTGCAGTCATTCGCTACAGCAGACATTGTACCTACTGTAATGCTACGTATTAATGAGAAACTGAAGCCGATGCAGTCCATGCTAGTGAATAGTGTGCATGATTCAGTTGTCATTGACATCCATCCTGATGAGGAGCAACAAGTAATATCACTTATAAATGATACAAACGCTGAATTAAAATCACTTATAGATGATAAATTTTCTATTGACTTTAATGTGCCTCTTTTACTTGAGGCAAAAATTGGTGTAAACTGGCTAGAGCAACAGGAGGTCTAACATGACTACAGAACTAGCAACACTTAACACAGCAAACTTTGCTGAGATGGCGAAAGCCATGGGCATGTCAGCAGACATGGCTAAAGAAACCAAAGCGAAGTCTTCGACTTTGCCTCGACTCCGCATCTGGAATCAGCCAGTCATGGGTCAGGTAGAAGTGAAGGGTAAGCAGAAGAACATGGAAGTTGTTCCTGCCGGTATGTATCGTTTGCAAATGCCAGACGACACTTACATCTACGGCGAGAGTGCGAAGATCCGTGTGTTCGTACAGCGTTTTATGTACAAGCGTTACGATGCTGACGCAAAGAACTATGTCAAGACATTGATGGCTGAAGATCTCAATGGAGATCTGAAGGATAACTTAGGTGGGTTTAACTGCGGCAAGCCTGCTGGTTACATCCAAGACTTCCAAGCCTTGCCTGATGACATGAAGGCACTCATCAAACAAATCAAGCGTGTCCGTGTACTGCTTGGTGAAGTTGAGTTGATCAATGCAGTTGACTCAGAAGGTAATGAAGTTGAATCAACTGCGACTCCATTCATCTGGGAGATTGATAACAAGGATGCCTTCAAGACAATGGGACAGCCGTTCACGATGCTTGCGAAGCAACGTCGTCTACCAGTACAGCACAACATTGAAGTTGGCTCTGAGGAACGTAGCTTACCTACTGGCGCATCATTCTTTTTACCTACTGCGAATGTTGACTTCACAAATCAGATTGATCTCACGGAAGGTGATCAGCAGAAGTTCAGTGACTTCATTGAGTGGATCAACAATTACAATGACTACATTGTCAATGCATGGAATGAAGGATCTGCGAAGCGTCAGGAAGCATCAGACGATGAACTCGTGGCTGACTTCATTGATGTTGAGACTGATGAGGAAGACCTCGCATGAATGTGAATCATTCAGCGGAGGTCAAAGTCTACCGATATCTGGAAGACGTGACTAAGGCAAAGCGTGGTATGTCAGATACCACGATTGCTCGTATCACTCGTGATGTTGAGGAGGCTGTCAAGAAACAGTTTAATCAGAACGAGCGTAAGTTCACGATGCGTATGTCCAACATCGGCAGACCTGTCTGCCAACTGTGGTTCGACAAGAATGACCCGGAGTCCGGCATCGACATGCCTGCTAACTTCCTGATGAACATGATGATTGGTGATATCGTGGAAGCTGTCTTCAAAGGAATATTGACAGAGGCAGGTGTCGAGTTCAGTGATGGATTCAAGTCAACCCTCAAGGTTGGCAAGTATGAGATCGACGGGACACATGACTTGATCCTTGACAGGAGAGTTGATGATATCAAGTCAGCCTCGCCATGGTCATACAAGAACAAGTTCAAAGACTATCAGACACTGAAGGAGCATGACTCCTTCGGTTATGTAGGTCAACTTGCAGGGTATGCCAAAGCCCTCGGCGTTGAGCCGGGTGGCTGGTGGGTAGTCAACAAAGCAAACGGTGAGTTTAAGTACGTATCTGGTTGGGATATGGCTGTCGAGATGGATAACATCTTGGATGAGATCGAAGACAAAGCCAAACAATTAGAAGTGAACAAGTTCAAGCGTTGCTTTGAACCCATTGAAGAAACATTCCGTAAGAAACCAACTGGTAACAAAGTCCTCTCTGAGGAATGTGGTTGGTGTAAGTATCGGTACAAGTGCTGGCCCTCTTTACAGGAGCTACCCTCACTTGCATCACAGGCGAAGGAACCGCCTATTGTTGCATACGTAGAGATAGCTGATGAGTATAAAGAGAAGCAAGGCAAGACAACAAGCGATTAAACATGGATACCGATCAGGACTTGAGCACACTGTGCTTGAGTCTTTGAAAGGTAGAAAGTGCAATGCAAAGTACGAATGTCTAAAGGTTGAGTGGGAAGACTTGAGTTACAGGACGTACACTCCTGACTTCCTCTTACCGAATGGCATCTTGATTGAGACGAAAGGACGCTTCACTCCTGAAGACAGGATGAAGCATCTCTCAATTAAGAAGCAACATCCTCATTTGGATATTCGTTTTGTATTTACAAACAGTCGTGCGAAACTTCGTAAGGGAGCGAAGTCTAGCTATGGTGACTGGTGCACCAAGAATGGATTCCTGTATGCGGACAAGGATGTCCCACAGGAATGGCTTGAAGAAAAGAAAAAACCTGCTAAGGTTTTTCCTACTGAATTCATAGAATTTCCATTAGATAAAATAGTAAGGTAGTTATACACATGTCAGACGAAATCAAAACATCATCATTCGCTATCGTTCTTACGCCTGAGTTTGATGAGAACGGTGATTGGAATAGTTCAGTGACTGCACACATGGAAGAAGAAGTCTTTGACGATCTCGATACAGAAGAGCTTACTCGCATCCGCAGTGTCTGCGGTATGATGGCATCGACATTGACGTTGATGGAGCAGGATGAAGATTTCATGGAGTACGTAAGGGATTACTTCGTCGAGAACTACTCTCGCATGATTGAGCAGTTTATTGAAGATGACGAACAGGTGCCCAGCTTCACTCGCAGTGAAGACGGCAAAGTGATACAGTTAAACTTCAACACGAAGACACACGGGAGTGCATGACGATGGCAGTCAAAAAGACAGAGCAGGAGATCCGTGCTAGCATGACACCAGAGGTGACAGCTTTACTGGAGGATATTGTTGATGACGAAATGTATGATGACATCAATAGTCCGGTGCATTACAATCAAGGTGAGATCGAGACAATCGAATACATCGAAGATGTGCTCGGCCCGTACCATGCTTGTATGTACTGTCATGGTAACATTATGAAGTACACAGGCCATCGCCTGTGGACTAAGGGTGATCCAATCAAGAATATGGAGAAGTCCATCTGGTATGCCCAGCGTTGGATCAAGAATGCGAAGAAGTGTGAAGGAATGAACTGGTGAAACACTTAGGTATCAACATCGATCTTGAAAGAGATCGTGACTTAACTGATCAAGCGATTGCTTTGTTACGTGACTATTACATGCTGGAGGAGGAGACATCCCCTCAGCAGGCATTTGCACGTGCGGCTGTCGCATACTGTGAGGGTGACTATGATTTTGCTCAGCGGATTTATGATTATGCTTCTTCTCGTTGGTTCATGTTTGCTAGCCCTGTACTTAGCAATGCGCCTATGCCAGATACTAAACCTAACGGACTACCAATATCATGCTTCCTTACTTATGTCGATGATACTCTCGACAGTCTCATTGAGCATAACTCTGAAGTTGCTTGGTTAAGCGTTAAGGGCGGAGGAGTTGGTGGACATTGGTCTGCTGTTCGTCCTGTATCAGATAAAGCACCGGGAGTAATCCCGTTCATGAAAGTTGTAGATAGTCAGATGACTGCCTACAAACAAGGCAAGACCCGTAAGGGGTCTTACGCCGCCTACCTTGACATATCTCATCCTGAGATTGTTGAGTTCGTGCGATTCAAAGAACCTACTGGTGGTGATGCGAATCGTAAATGTTTTAACTTGTTTAATGCCGTGAACATCACGGACGATTTTATGGAGGCCGTTAAAGATGGCAACACATGGGAACTTAGATGCCCTCACACAGGAGCTATCAGAAGTACAATCCAAGCTAGAGAGTTGTGGCAAAGAATACTTGAGTCTCGTTTCAGAACTGGCTCGCCTTACCTCAACTTTATCGACACAGCAAACCGATCACTCCCAAGTACTCAAGCAAAACTTGGACTACGCATCCATGGGTCTAACCTATGTAACGAGATCCATCTCGCAACTAACACAGACCGTACAGCAGTTTGCTGTCTCTCCTCAGTCAACCTCGAAAAGTACGACGATTGGAGAGACACCGGAATGGTTCAAGACTTGGTGCGACTCTTGGACAACGTCATTAAGTTCTTTATCAGACACGCTCCGGAAGAGCTAGAGAAGGCGAAGTACAGTGCGTACATGGAGCGTTCACTGGGTCTTGGTGCGATGGGCTTCCATGGTCTTCTGCAAAGCAAAGGAATTGCTTGGGAGTCATGGCAAGCGGCTAGCCTCAACTATCAGATCTTTAAAGACATCAAAGCTGAAGCTGTGCTATCGACTATTGACCTCGCCAACGAGCGTGGTGAGGCTCCTGACATGGCGGGTACGGGCCGCAGAAATGCACACCTACTCGCCATTGCACCGAACGCTAATAGTTCTATTATCTGTGGTTGTAGTGCTAGCATTGAGCCTATTAAGTCTAATGCATATACTCACCGCACTCGTGCGGGTGCTCACCTCATCAAGAACAAACACCTAGAAGAGGTACTCAATAAGTATGGAGAAAATACAGACACTACATGGAAAGAAATTATTGCGAATGAAGGCTCAGTACAGCATCTGGAATTCCTCAGCGAGGAAGAACGTAAGGTCTTTCGTACTGCGTTTGAACTTGACCAAGCGTGGGTTGTGGAACATGCGGCCAAGCGTCAGGAATTCATCTGTCAAGGACAAAGTGTTAATGTCTTCTTTCCTGCGGGCAGTCCGAAGCCATACGTCAACTCCGTACACATTAAAGCGTGGAAGGAAGGTCTCAAAGGATTGTACTACCTTCGTACCAATGCCGGTGTGAGTGCTGACAAAGTCGGTGCGTCAGTTGAACGTGTCGCATTAAGAGATTTTCAGAGTGATACTGAGGAGGGTGATGAATGTCTGAGTTGCCAAGGCTAGAGTGCACAATCTGCTCTTGCGATTTTGACATGGAAGAAGAAGGTGGGATTGCCGGTGATATCGGCATCCTCCCTGTACAGTTTTGTCCAACTTGCTTAGTCGGACTTGAAGATATGTTTGATCAGCTACGTGAGGATTTAGGATATGATTATCAAGGGCATACACATGAATGATAACATGAAGCCTGTGGATCGCTTTGATCTAGAAGAGGCTATCATGAATTCATGGCGGACATCGGATGACATCAAGGCTTTGTATAAGTCCGCTGAGCACATGGATGAGGATCAGATGATGAATGCCCTTATGGGACTAGAGATCTTCGCTGAGATGCGCTTTAACGAGCTATGGAATACCTTTGAACAATGCATACAGAATGGAGTATTTAATGACGACGCAAGACGTGCAGACAAAATTGCTAAAGCTTTGGATGAAGCTACTCAAGGCTTCGGTCAAGAACAAATCTAGGAAGATAGCCAAGCTTGAGAGTAAGCTGATTCAATTAGAACTGGAGAAGAAGAAACATGAGCATTGACTTCGATGAAGAGTTCGATCTAGTTAAAGCACTGAGAGAGTCGCAGGCTCTCGAAGCAGTGTCTGAGAATGATGATGGCACATGGACCACAAAAGTGGTTCCCGATTTTTTAGCTAATAAAGCCGCAGATAAAATTAACCAATTAAATCAAGAGATTGCAGATTTAAGGAAACAAGTGAACGATCTTCGGGCACAAAAGTCGCTTGACTAAACTTGATTGCTGAGTATAACTATCCCTCACTCGCCGGGTTCGCCCGGCTTTTTTTCCTTCAACAATAACTGGAGTGGTGTAATGCCCCTACTAGAAGAATCAAAAACGTATAAGCCGTTTCAATATCCATGGGCTGTGGAGTACGCAATCAAATCTGAGAAAGCACATTGGGGTGAATGGGAGGCCAAGCTCCAAGACGATGTTGCTCAGTGGAACAATGGGAAGCTTAGCGATGCCGAAAGAAACCATATCACACAGATCCTTAGACTCTTTACGCAGTCGGATGTGCAAGTTGGAACAAACTACTTGGAGTCTTACATACCTAAATTTAAGAATAACGAAATTCGGGCTATGCTTACTAGCTTTGCTAATCGTGAATTTGTGCATCAGCGTTCTTACGCTTTACTTAATGACACACTAGGGTTGCCAGAAGAAGAGTTCTCAGCATTCCTAGAGTACGAGCAGATGGCAAATAAGATTGAGTTTATGTCTGACTTCGATGTGAACTCTCAGACGGGACTGGCGAAGGCAGTCGCCAGATCTGTAATCAACGAAGGGATGTCTTTATTCAGTGCATTCGTAATGCTTCTCAATTACCAACGCTATGGTAAAATGAAAGGCATGTGTGAAATTGTAGAGTGGAGTATCCGTGATGAGACAATGCATTGCGAAGGCATGGTCAGATTATTTAGAACCTTCTGTGACGAGCATCCACGTATCGTTACGGACAACTTTAAGGCAGATATCTATCAGATGGTCAGGGATGCTGTTGCGCTTGAGGATAAAGTTATTGAACTGGCGTATGAGATGGGTGATCTGGAAGGCTTATCGTCGGACGATGTCAAACACTATATACGCTACATCGCTGACCGTAGACTTATCCAGATGGGCCTCAAAGGAAATTACGGAATTAAAGAAAACCCTCTTCCGTGGGTAGATTGGATTGTTGCAGGTGACTCACACAAGAACTTCTTTGAAGGTGTAGTCACAGATTACAATGCCGCAGGTATGGATGGGGATGATTGGGGGTGGCAAGCCGCATGAGCCAAGATCAAGTTAAGGAAGAATTTGAAAAACTTAACAAGAAGATCAAGGAAATGGAGGCAGTCATCAGACACTTAAAACGGCAGATGCGCAAATAGTGCTTGCGTAAATACTTGACATTTGATACAATCCGAATATAACTATACGGAGGAAAGATCAATGTCACAGCTACGCTCTGCCCCTTTAAAGATTCAATTCAAAAAAGGCTACCAAGCGTTTAGGCGTGGATTCACGAAGAACCCATACCAACGTAAGGATGATATTCAGAGTAGGGAATGGGAACGTGGATTTAATGCCGCTTATTTTGATGCATTGACACACAGTCCCACCCGCTAGTCTGTACATCCGTGTAGGCTACATAACCCACAGCCCCTCGCAATGAGGGGCTTTTTGTTTTTATTCAATAATTCTGCCTAAGCCTTCATTAGTTTCTACTGCCCAGTGGAATGCACCAGATTCACTGATGGACATGCCGTTGTACATGTCTGATTCTTTCCACATTTGCTCAAGCAATCTACGTCTCTCTTTAGGGAACTCTTCATACTTCTCACGGAATGCCTGACGGTACATGAAATGTTTGTCATCTCCGACAAGTTCTTCCATCATCTCGTCTACATATCCTTTGAGTACATCACCTTCAATGAATGTTTTAGCACGTGCAACAATCTGATCAGCACGAGTTGCATCATCCATATTCTGATACTCTTCAGAAATAATGAACGCATTCATGCGCTCAGGTAGATACGATCCAATCACAAACTGATTGAGTGCATTACGGATAGGATCTGGATCTGTGCCGTACACTCTGTTACGTTGAATCTGTAAACGGTCCAACTCAGATTGCAATGCATTCTTAGGTGTGTAACGAGTCGTACCGAACAACTGCTTCTCGAATGGAGACACACGCTCCAGTCGCCCAGTCGTTGCTGAATAGCGACGATCTTCTGGTGCGACATCATATGTCAATCCATCTTCTTCATCCCAGCGAGGCAGATACTTCTGTGCATAGTGCACTGAGTACGCAAACCAATCCATGATTGGTTCGCCTGTTGATGGCAGAATTGTATCCATATCTTCAATGAATCGAGCATCACGGCTGTACGCTGAGTTGATGTCCTTGACAGTTGCAAGAGGGATTGTGTACGTACCTAATACGTCACCCGTCAGCTTGCCTGCGGCACGTGCCCATTTACCATCTGCAATGTCATCAAACAAACGATCAATTGGAAGCAGGCCGAACTGCCCTGTGAAGCGTGGTGAGCCTAACGCCTGAGCAGTTTCACCAATATACTTTTCAATAGAATCAATAGGTTCCCCACGAACGCCACGTGCAATCAGATCACCCATGATCATGAAAGGTGCGAATGGACCGTAGACT